ACGAACTTTCTGGTTTTTGGGATTGGAAATCTTTAAAAGAGAATGTTAGTAAATATGGAGTTTGTAACTCATTATTCACGGCTCAAATGCCCGTAGCATCTTCAGCTAAGATTACAGGTTCATATGAAATGACAGAACCTGCTCACTCAGCAATCTTTAACCGACGTGTGGTTGGTGGTGAGATTATGATTGTTAACAAGTACTTGATTAGTGATTTTGAAAAGATTGGTATTTGGTCTGAAGACTTGAAAAATGAAATTATTATGAACGAAGGGTCAATTCAAGGAATTAACTTCTTGAATTATTTGGACCCTGAAGATAAAAGATATAACTTTAAAGTTAAGAGAATTGAAAGACTGATTGACAAGTATAAAACAATTTGGGAGATTTCACAAAGAGAACTTATTGATATGGCGTCCGATAGAGCACCGTTTATTGACCAAACACAGTCTATGAACATTTACATGTCAAACCCAACACTTTCAAAAATAACTTCATCACATTTCCACTCATGGAAAAAAGGTTTAAAAACCTTATGTTATTATGTAAGAACTAAAGCAATATCAACAGGGGCTAAACACTTGGCGGTTGATATCACCAAAGTAGGTAAACAAAATACAAATAATGAGATACCTAAAGTGACTTATGTTAGTGAAACTAAAAAACCTATCGATTCCCAATTTGATTGTTTTGGATGTTCATCTTAAACATATATAATATCCGATGTGTTATCCCGACCTAAGGTCGGGATTTTTTATTTTATAGGTATTTAAAAGAAACAATGTTAATATATATTTATTGATATGGCTAATGGTAATACTTATGGTATAAATTTTCCCTTTAGAGATTCTTTCACAGGAAAATATTTTGACCTTTCTGATTATAATGATGAAGAAGTTAGAAGTGATTTAATTCATCTTATATTAACTAGAAAAGGTTCTAGATATTTTTTACCTGATTTTGGGACAAGATTATATGAATATATTTTTGAACCTTTAGATGGACCAACATTCTCAGATATTTCAGCTGAAATACGTGATGCTGTTGATACATATATGCCAGGGATAAAAATAACGGATATTACTGTACAACCAGCTTCAGACACTGAAGAAGATAAAGGTACATATATCAACGATAATGATGATAGAGTTTATCGAGTACCTGGTATTGGGACTATGGAACATACTGCTAAAGTTAAAATAGAATATACAATAACAGATAGTGCTTTAGAATCTTCAGATTTCGTAATACTAAATATTTAATGATATATGGCAAATAAAAAAATATCATATACTACAAGGGACTTTCAATCTATCAGGACTGAATTAATTAATTTTACTAGAACTTATTATCCTGATACTATTGATAATTTTAACGACGCGTCAGTATTTTCGGTATTAATGGATTTAAACGCTGCGGTAACAGATAACCTACATTTTAATATTGATAGGAGTATCCAAGAGACCGTATTACAATATGCTCAACAAAGGTCATCAGTTTTTAACATTGCAAGAACATACGGATTAAAAGTTCCTGGTATGAGACCATCGGTTGCGTTAGTTGATTTTTCAATAACAGTACCCGCTTTTGGTGATAAAGAAGATATTAGATATTGTGGTATATTGAGGAGAGGTTCACAAGTTAGTGGGGCAGGTCAAACTTTTGAAAACGTTTATGACATTGATTTCGCGTCACCGATAAGTGCTGAAGGTTATGCTAACAGACTTAAAATACCTAATTTTGACTCAAACAATAAGTTATTAAATTATACTATTGTTAAAAGAGAAACCGTTGTAAACGGAATCACCAAAGTATTCAAAAGAGTTATAACTCCCGTTGATGTTAAACCGTTTTTAGAAATATTTTTACCAGAAAAAAATGTTTTAGGTGTAACTAGTGTTTTATTAAAAGATGGGACTCAATATGCCAATGTACCACCATCCCAAGAGTTTTTAGGGTTAGATAACAGATGGTATGAAGTTAAAGCTTTAGCTGAAAACCGAGTATTTGTGGAAGACCCAACTAAAGTCTCTGATTCACCAGGTATTAAAGTGGGTAGATATATAGAAACTAGTGATAAGTTTATAACTGAATACACACCTGAAGGTTTTATGAAAATGACTTTCGGTGGTGGTAGTCAGTCTGCTGACGAACAATTGAGGGAATTTGCTAGAAATGGGTATTCATTAAATTTGAATAAATACTCAAATAATTTTGCGTTAGGTAGTGTACTTAAGTCAAACTCAACGTTGTTTGTTCAGTATAGAGTTGGAGGAGGAACCTCAACAAATTTAGGTGTTAACGTAATTACTCAAATTGGTACGGTATCATTTTTTGTTAACGGGCCATCACAATCTGTAAACACGTCAGTTATTAATTCATTAAGATGTAATAACGTAACCGCAGCTATTGGTGGCGCTAATTTCCCAACAACCGAAGAAGTTAGAAATTTAGTTGCGTTTAACTTCTCTGCTCAAAATAGAGCGGTTACTGTTAATGATTACGATTCATTAATTAGAACGATGCCATCACAATTTGGTGCACCAGCTAAAGTCGCTATTACTGAAGAAAATAATAAGATAAAAATACAAATGTTATCTTATGATGAGACAGGGTCTTTAACTGAAATAGTGTCTAATACCCTTAAAAATAATGTGGCAAATTACCTATCAAATTATAGGATGATTAATGACTACATTTCAATTGAAAGTGCGAATGTAATTGATTTAGGTATAACTATTGATGTTGTTTTAGATAATAGCCAAAATCAGGGTAGTGTAATCTCACAATTGATTAATATTGTTAGTGAATTTTTTACACCACTAAATAGACAAATGGGTGAAAATGTTTTTGTTTCTGATTTAAGAAGGTTAGTTCAAAGTGAAAATGGTGTTATTGCAGTTTCTGACATGTTATTTTTTAATAAAGTTGGTGGTCAATATTCATCATCACAAACCTCTCAAAGATATGTTGATAACGATACTAAAGAAATTGAATTAATTGATGATACAATTTTTGCGGAACCAAATCAAACGTATCAAATTAGATACCCTAATAAAGATATTAATATAAGAGTTAAAAACCTTACAACGGTTAACTTTTCTTAATTAATAAAGAACATGAGTTTTCTTCATAATTTATTTTTTAAATTAATGAATTATCTTTTGAAAATAGTATATAAACTATTTATCAAGAAAGATTATTATGTCAAACTCATATAGAATTAGAACTAAACCTGGTGTTGATACCTCAATTAAAGTATTAATTGACCAAGAGTTCGAATATCTTGAAATTTTATCCCTTAAATTATTAAAGAGCCAAATTTACACCAGACCTTGTTCAGATTATGGTGTTATAGTTGGTAGAGTTAGTGTTAATAATGGTTTTGGTATCCCAAACGCTAAAGTATCTGTTTTTATTCCTTTAGATAGTGTTGATGAAAATGACCCTGTAATAACCGACATTTATCCTTATAAAACATTAACGGATGTTAACGAAGATGGATATAGATATAATCTTTTACCCTACGAACAACAACACGGTGGACACACACCTACAGGAACATTCTTCACTAGAGAAGATGTACTAACAAACCCAACGTTAATTGAGGTTTACGACAAATATTATAAATATACCGCAATAACTAATGATAGTGGCGATTATATGATATTTGGTGTACCAGTTGGTTCACAGACAGTAATTGTTGATATTGACTTATCGGATATTGGTGAGTTTTCATTATCACCACAGGACTTAGTTAGATTGGGTATTGCAACAGAAAAACAAGTTGCGGGTACTAAATTTAAATCATCAACTAATTTAAGAGAATTACCTCAAATAGTTAATATAAATAGGACTATTGAGGTTGAGCCATTATGGGGGGAACCTGAAGTTTGTAATTTAGGTATTACAAGAACTGATTTTGATTTAAGTGGTGAAATTAATTTGGACATTACTCCCACAGCGGTCTTTATGGGGTCGTTAATATCAAGTAATGACGATAGTTTTATGAAGGCTAATTGTAAAGTTAAGAATAAATCAGGTAATTTATGTGAGTTGGTTACTGGTCCTGGTGAAATTTTGGCAATCAGACATACAATAAGACAAGATAATTTAGGTAGACCTTTACTCGAACAATTTGATTTAGAACAAGGTGGACAAGTTATTGATGAAAATGGTACTTGGATGATAGATATACCCATGAACCTTGACTATGTTGTCACAAACGAATTTGGGGAACAAGTTTTATCAGATGACCCAAATAAGGGTATACCAACCAAAGCCAAATACAGATTCAAAGTTAAATGGAATCAGTCACCATCTTTATCTGCCGACCCAATAAAACGAGGATATTTCTTGGTCCCAAACATTAAAGAGTATGGGTGGGAGTTTGATAATGGAAACAGAGTCGACCCATTTTCGAGCATTAATTTTGAGATTAGGTCAGCCGCTGATGCGTCATATGCTTTTAGTGTTGATTGGGATGAATATGGTGCTAAAGACCCGTTAGGTAACATAACACCTATGGGCGCTCAAATGATTAGTGAAGGTATACAATGTACAGATAGATTTTACGAGTTTCAGTATAATAAAGTTTATACCGTATCACAATTAATTTCACAATACAGGAAAGGGTATACAAATTCTAAGATAATTGCGATTAAAGATATTTTAGATTCACAGTGTGAAAGTGACAACAATAAATTCCCAACAAATGATGGGTATTTTCAGTTCGACATAATATATCTATTGTTCACAATTATGATGTTTGTGTTTAGACCAATATTATATATTTTAATTATTGTTATGCACATATTAGCATTATTAATGTATATTCTTTATCCCATATTATGGATATTAGTTGTTACAGTGTTCTCATTAATTATTCTAATTTGTAAATCAATTAACGCTATTTGGAAAATAGTTTCAATAGGTTTTGGGGGTACAATACCATGTCCTGACTTTGATGATTTAGGTGATATATTATCAAAATTGGATTATATCTTAACACTATTCACTAATATACAAATTCCCGTATTATCATATCCTGATTGTGAATTTTGTCCTTGTGAAGACGGACAACAAGTTAGTCAACCTAC